AAGGCATTGGAGAACAATGACCTCAAAGGATATTATGGTAAAAGTGATATGTTATTGTTTGATGATGAGGTCTCTTCAAGAATATATGGACTATACCAAGAAGGAAAAAATGAGTCAGAAATTTTATTAATTATAAATCAAAACATGGAGGAAAAAACCAATGAAGTGTATTAAAGCAATCAAACCATCCAAAGGGGTGGAAGTAGGTGACATCAAAAGAGTTGATGACAAAACCGCTTACAACATGGTAGGAAGTATGTGGGCATATATTCCTAAGTCGGAATATAAAGCTCAGTTTGCTAAAACTGCCGATGAACCAAAACAGGAAAAGAAATCAAATCCAAAACAAATGGACGGTATTCAAAGTGAAGAACCGTTTGTAAAAACAAGAAAAAAATCTAAGTAATGGGAAACGTAAAGAAAAATTTGGTGGAAATGCTTTTGCTCGAAGCACAAGCACAAAAATCTAAAGCATTGTTATCTTTAGAGTTGTTAACAAATCATGCGGTTGGAATCGGAGACCACTCAACAGGAGACTTCTACAAAAATGCAGAAGAGGCTCTTCAGATGTTGGTTGATGCTGATGACAAGATAGGAGCATTAACAAAATACTTTTCATAATAAATCTGATGAAAAAAATTCTCAAAAAACTTGATTGGTGGATTGATTACTATTTTGTATGGATATTATACAATGGTAATAAATATCATCGATATATTGAGTATATGGAAAAAAAGTGGGGAAATGGGAATAGATGAATTGATTCGAAATAGTGACTCTTGGGTGAATAATCCCATTGACCCAAAGGTTTTCGAAGAACTTAATTCCAGTATAAATTTATCTCAGAAACATAAGATTATTTTGTGGCTTTGGAAAAAATGCGGAACATCCCATATGACAAAAATCATGAACAAATATGATTTTAAGTATTATAGAATAGAAAATGATAGTTTGATTTTAATTGAAAATTGCGTTGTTCAAAAACATTATTGTAATTTGTTCAATGGTCATGAAAACTATAAAATTTTGGCGGCTGTTAGAAATCCATACTCGAGATTTTTTTCTGAGTTCACATTTAAAAGAAACCCTGAAGAATTTATTTATAATGAAATAAATAAAGAAAATTTCAGATTTTTTATTTATCAATCAACCGTTTATTCTGATATTATATCTAATGAATGTGTAGATTTTTCTCAAAGAATTCCTGACTATCCTGTTAGATTGGAAAATTTATATGAAGATTATAGTAAAATTCCTTTCATTACTGATAGCGAATACTTTAAAAGTGGTGAATTGAAAAAGGACATTAATATTAAAGTTAATGTTTCAAATGAAGATGATAGTCTTTGGAGAAAATTTTATACTCAAGAAACTGCAGACATAATATACTATAGAATGCCGAGATATTTTGAATTGTTTGGATATGATAAAAACTCATGGAAATATGAATAACTTAGAAAATAAAAAAGAAATGGTAAATGGACCTGCTCACTATGGTGGGGTGGATAATCCATACGAAGTAATTAAAGTGTGTGAGGCTTGGGGATTGGACTATGATGCCTACTTATTCAACGTAGTCAAATATGTTGCTAGAGCGGGAAAGAAAGACCAAACAAAAGAATTAGAAGATTTGAAAAAAGCTGCCTTTTATTTAGACAGAAAAATTAAAAACTTGGAGAAATGATTATTTGGTTAACAGGGCAACCTGGTTCAGGTAAGACAACTATTTGTAAGAGAATTCTTTGGGACAAACCAGGGGTCTTTCACATTGATGGTGATGACCTCAGAGACTTATTCGAGAATAAAGATTATTCTGAAACAGGTAGAAGAAAAAACATCGAACTCGCACAACAAATAGCGCAGTATCTTCATAAGAAAGGAAGTGATGTTGTAGTTTCGTTGGTTTCTCCTTACAAAGACCAAAGAGATAAGTTCAAAGAAAAGATGGGGGATAATCTTTTTGAGGTTTATATTCACACAACTGACGTAAGAGGTAGAGAAAACTTCTTCGTTAAAGAATATGAAGCACCGACAGAAAAATACCTTAGCATTGACACAACAAATGAAAGTATTGAGGAATCAACAAAAAAAGTATTAGATTATGCAAAAAATTCACGTTGAGGGTGACCCTAAATTAAAAAATACTGGTGGAAAACAATATTCCATGGTAGTCGGAAGATTTCAACCTTTCCATAATGGACACAAGTGGTTGATAGACCAAAGATTGAATGAAGGTAAGAATGTTCTTATTTGTATTAGAGATATAAAGCCAGATGAAAAAAATCCATTCTTTGCTCACGAAGTTCATACGAATATTCTGAAAGAACTTTGGGAATTGATTGCTGAAGAAAGGGTTAAGGTTATGGTTATACCTGATATAGAATCTGTAAACTTTGGGAGGGGTGTTGGATATGATATTATTGAGCATATTCCACCACAAGAAGTCAGTGAAATATCTGCAACAATAATTAGAGAACAATTAAAACAAGAAGGGAAGATATAATGGAAAATTATGTAGGAAAGGTTATCAATGGAGATTGTATTAAGGTTATGTCTGAAATGCCAGAATCATGTGTGGATTTGATTGTAACGTCACCACCATATGGTGTTGGTATTGCATACGATTCCTTTGATGATGATATTGAGTTTGACCAATATAAAGTATTCAGTGCAAATTGGTTGAGGGAGGCATATAGAGTCTTAAAGGATGATGGTAGAATTGCGATTAACATCCCATATGAAATTAATAGACAAGGTAAAGGTGGAAGAATCTTGATGGTCTCCGAGATTTGGCAGATTATGAAAAATATTGGATTCAAGTTTTATGGTATAGTTGATTTGGAGGAAGATTCTCCTCACAGAAGTAAGACCACTGCTTGGGGTTCATGGATGTCTCCATCGGCACCATACATATATAACCCAAAGGAGTGTGTTATTTTGGCTTACAAGAAAACACACATTAAGAAAGTTAAGGGTGAACCTGAATGGGTTGGTGAAATTGTTGACTTGGAACAAGAAGACGGAACAACCAAAAAGAAAACTGTTTATCAAGAGGAACATAAGAAAGAATTTATGGATTTGGTTTATGGTCAGTGGGATTATTTCGCAGATACAAAACAAATGACAAAGGCAACATTCTCATTGGATATCCCAATGAAAGCAATCAAGATTCTTACGTATAGAAATGATTTAGTTCTTGACCCGTTTGCTGGAAGTGGAACAAGTTTATGTGCTGCTGAGATAGGAGGAAGACGATGGATTGGTATTGAACTTAGTGAAAACTATGCGAAAGTTGCCAAAGATAGGGTCCAACATTTCGTAGATAAAAACAAACAAGCAAAATTAGATTTTAAAGAAGGGGTAAATTAACCCCTTTTTTTATTGTTGTTATATTTATAAGAAAACTATTTGATGAAAGAAGAATTAATAAAAAAGTTGATGCAGATTCAAATCCAATGGAAATTTTTACATTGGCAAACATTTGGTGATGCTAAACATAGATTATATGGTGAGATTTATGATGGACTTGGTGATTTAATTGACGAGTTCACAGAAACAATGATGGGTAAATACGGAAGACCTGAGTTCGAACCTGAGTTTGGTTTGATGTTTCAAGATATCACAGCGTTGAGTATTCAAAACTTTATGGATGCTATCACTGAATTCTTGGTAGGAATGTCTGACCAACTTGATGGTAGATACGATACTGACTTATTAAACATCAGAGATGAAATGTTAGCGTTAATCAATAAATCAAAATACTTACTAACTTTAAAATATTAATATGGGAAAAGTAATTAGACTCACTGAAGCTGACTTAACTAAAATTGTTAAGTTGGTAATCCAAGAACAAAGTGAGGAAAGAAAACACACAAGGGCAGTTCAACAATTCTTGAATGATAAAAGAGTATTGAATGCTAAATTGGTTGAAGATGGTAAAACAGGACGTAATTCTGAGACAGAAAAGGCGATTATGAAACTTCAAAACATGTTAGGTGTTATTCCAACGGACGGAACTTGGGGTAAGGACACAGAAGATGCGTTGGAGAAAAAAAAACCTGTGTGGTATGATATTTGGATGTCTTATAAACCAGGTTGGTTCTCATTCTAAATGAAGAAATTAATTAAGGAGACGGGTATAAGAGACATTTCGGTTTTGAGGAAGAGATATCCCAAGGCCGAAATCTATTTCCACCAAGACTTGGATGGTGTTACTACTGCAATCGCAATGAAGAAATACCTTGAAAACAATGGTATTGATGTTGTGGGGGCACATATCATTCAATATGGTG